AACAGCGCTTCGGCGAGGATGATGCGCTGAAACTTCGCCGGAATGGTCGAGGTGTCGGCGTCGACATCGAATTCGTCGACAGCGGGCTCGCGATAGTAATCGGCTGCGATGACGTGCGCAGCATTCGGTGTGCTTTCGAGTCGCAGCGAGTTGTCCGGCATGACGACCACGCGCCACGGCACTCCGGACGACGTGTCGATCGGTTCCTGCTTCACGTTGTCGTACTCGTAGACCAGAATCGGCGACGAGATGCTCTGCCCGGACTCAGTGATCATGAAACTGTCGAGGTCCCACGTGCCCGCACCGATGTCGGCAGGAGCTGCGAGAGTGTTCGTGCCTGCGGTGCACGCCTGACTGTACGTCGTGCGCAGGAACTTCCAGTTGTCCCACAGACGCTGAACGGACTGATTTGCTTCTTTGACCCAGCCAACGAGGCGCGCCGCCTCGCCGGTGACGCCCGTGACCGTGGTCGGCGCACGGCCGGCGGCGCCGGATTCACGGTGCAGCTCCTGCACCCAGTAGAGAAACGTGTTGACTGTGGCCATCGCTTACTCCGCGTGGGCTTCAGCCGCGGCAGCGCGAGCGTTTTCCCTCAGTCGGTTGATTTCAGATTGCGGCAGCGTGGGCAGTCCTTCGAACAGCCCTTTGCGTGCCAGCTCGCGCCGTGCTTCGTCTGCGCGGTCCATGGCCGACACCTTCTTCACGACGGCGTCGGAGATGTACCACTGCGACATCGGGGCCTCGCGCACGAAGCGCTTGCCGCGATCGAAGAAGTTGCGGCCTTGCACGTATTGCACGCCGGGTTCGCCTGCGACGATCGCGTACGGAACGCTTTCGTCGATGACGCCGATGGCGCTCATCGCCATCTGCTCCACATCCGCGACTACTTCGTCCGTGCGCGCGGTCGTGGCGTCGGGCTCCGGTGCCGGCTGCGCTCCGGCGACCTTCTGCATGAGCGCATCCTCGTGCGCAATCGTGGCGGCCTGCGCCTTTGAGGGCAGACCCAGCACTCTCCTGTGCTTGTTGCTCACGAGTACTGCGCACCCGGCGGGCGATACGGCCCACCGGCCCATTCGCCGTGAAACTCGTCACCTGTGTAGTTTTCGGGGCTGCGGCCACCGAGGTCATTCGGACCTTTATCGGCGCTGCGCGGCCGCAGGACTTGCGGGCGCTCTGTGTTTTCGAAGGTCGTGTCGATGCGGGCACAGCCGCTGACGCCTTCCTGAAGGTCGGACTTCGCGCAGAAACGCCGCTCCGTGCAGCCTCCGAACTTGTCCTCCATATCGTAATCGGTTCCAAGATCGTTGTTGCTGGCTGGTCGCGACATGCGCTTATTCTCCTCTGCTCTTGACTCGAAGAGACGGCCGGGTCGCCCCGGCCGCCACGTTACTCCCTTCCCTTGTTTACAGGATGGAGAACGACTTGCCCTTCTCAGAGACGCTGTACGCGTCGTCCTGAGTCGGTTTGCGACGCTCGGTCGCGTTGCCCGTCATCTTGTCGACCGTGTAATCGTAGCTCGGCTCCGCGTCATCGACGTTGAGATTGCTCCGAGAACTCAGTCCATACTCGACACCAGCCGACTCCTTGCGCATGGTCCCTTGACCGTACGACATGGTCTTCTTCGCAGCCGGCTCGGACTCTCCGCCCGCCTTGCCTGCCTTGAAGGTGTCATCGCCACTCACGCTCACGCCCATTTCTGTTTCCTCCGTTGTTTGGAAGTGGTGAGCCCGGCGTCTTTACGCCGGGCTCATGTCACTTAGGTGATCGGACGCGAGTCCCACACGATGATGCGCTGCTGCGCAAGCTCGTCATGAACCAGACCGAAACCCAGTTCCGCGTACCACGCAATGCCGCGGCTGCGGCCGTAGTCCGTGGGAATCTTGCCGCGGATTTCCTCCGGAATGGCAACGGCCTCGACGACCGTGTCCGAACCGAAGAAGAAGCCGCGATCCGAGACCGCGAAGCGCGCGGCCGCGATGTTCGTCTGCTCGACGAACCGGATGCCCTCGAAACGGCCCTTCTCGCCGTTGATCACCACGTGCCAGCCTTCCGGCGTGTACTTGTGGATGTCTTCGAGGTCGTCCTTGAACGTGCGCAGAGCGCGCGGACGGAAAACCGACATGTAGTTGTTGCCGTCGAAGGTCGGAACGTTGCGCTCCGCCAGCTCGTCGGCAATCTTCTTCACGTGGTCACTCGTCAGCTCGTTCGTGTGCGCGCCAGCGGGCACGCCGTTCGTCGTGAGCGTGTACGCCACCGCAGAGGTGGACGTCGCGCGCAGCAGCGAGCGGTTGAACTGGTTGTACGGCACCCGATCGAGCGCCTTGCGGGCGTCGTTCTTCAGTACCTTGTGGATGATTTCCGTCACCGGCTGCTCGGAAAGATCGTCGAGCTTCTTCGTGAACGGCACGCTGTTGCCATACTCGGTGATCGTCAGAGTGCTCTGACTGATGTTGAACTGCGTCTCCGGCATCGTGCTCGACTCCGCCAGCTCGCCGCCCGCGGTGTCCACGTCCGAATACTTGTTCCAGTTGAACTTGTCGCCGATGCCGAGACCGAACGCCTCTTTCGCATCGCAGAACTGTCGGAACCGAATCATGGGCTGCAGCGCGGTGCGCAGCTTACGACTCAGATTGGGCGACCACATGTACCCGCCGAGGGTGTTGGTCTGCCAGACTTGACCTGTCATTGTTGATGTCCTCCGTAATCCGTTTGGCGGCTATGCCTGCCCGCGAGCTTTGCGCATTTCCGCCACGATGCTCTGCGGGGTTTCGACGACTGCCGTCTTTGCCGCGGGGCTTGGGCGAACTGAGCGCTGCGCTGGCAGCGGCCGCAGATTCACTTTGCGGTCTCGACGTTCTTCAGCGAGATTCGGCTTCGGGGCGGGTGCCGTGCCTGTGAGGCTCTGCAACCACTCGCGCGTCTTCTTGCCTGCTTCCAGCATGACCTGCTCAGGACTCCATTCCGGATGCTCCTCAGCAATCGTCGTTGTCATGCTGTCAGCGATCCGTTCGAGCTGCGGGTCCTTTGCGATGTCCGAGTACTCGGTCTGGAACTTCTTCAGCCCCGTCACGAGGTTCGTCTTCGCGCTGTCTTCCGCAAGCGTCTGCCGGGTCGCCTGCACTGCCACGTTGCGGATGGTGGCCTCGTCGACCGAGGGCGTTGCCGCCTGTCGGACTTTCACGAGCACACTCTTCAGCTTCGTCGCAGCTACCGCGGCGTTGTCGGTAAACAAGCTATCGACAACACCCTGAACCTCTGCATCGAGGTCCTTGTCGTCAGCGGCCGCCGGAGGGACGGATGGCTGACTCTTCAGTTTCGCTTCCCGCGCGTTGAGGTCGGCCTCTTTCGCGGCAAGCGATTTGCGAAGCTCAGCGGCCTGCTGCAACCTGACCTCGGCTGCATCGCCCTTCTGGAGCTGCGCGCGGGCGGCTTCGAGAGGCACGAGCTTCTCTTTGCCGTCCACCTTCAACTTCATCGCCGGCTTGCCGTTCTGCACGACAATGAAGTCGGCGAGCGGGTCCGCCTCGTCGGCCGGAGCGCCATCCGTGGCGCTGCCTGCCTCAACTCCTGCGGGTTCAACGACATCTTGCTTGTCGCCGCTATCCGCAGCCGAGTCCTGTTCGCCTTCGGTCTTTACGACCTTGGGCTCCTTGTCCTTCTCGGCCTGTCGGGTCCGGCGCGCGGCTTCCGCCTGCGCTGCTGCCGGGTCGCCCGTTTCGAATGCGTAGTCGATGTCCTCTTGGACTGCCGCGTTACGCTTCGCGTCGATGGCCGCGAACAGTGCCTCGCGCCCACTCAGGCGCTCCTCTGCACTTCCTGAGCGATCCTCCGCGCCTTCGCCGGGGGCGTCCACGTCAATCTCGTCGTTCTGCGGCTCAGTTCTCACAGCGCCGCCTTTTACGGTAGGCTTCATATGTTAAGACTCCTCTGTCCTGTAATCCTTCAACTCGGTAAACGCCACTTCTCCATCCTGAATCGCCTCGACAATCCACCGCATGAACGACCGGGCTACGCCGGCTTTATGTTGTAGTTTCAGCAGCTTGCGCCTGCCGAACCACGATGTGCTGCACTCCAGCGCTTCGACCTGCGCCTGCTCTATCTCCGCCTTCGCGCGCCCGTGCAAGTATCGGCCCACGTCGGACTCCAGAAAGTCGCGCACTCGCACGCCGAGCTGCGCCCGCGCGAAGAATTCGCGCTCCTTCTCGTCGACAAATTCCAGTTCCAGTTCAGCCATTTGCGACAACTCCTTCTGCCGGGACCTGCTTGTACCCCTTGCGCACCCAATGGAATGAGTTAAATACCTCCGGGTCCCACGGCTTCAACGCGCCGGGGAAGAATACGATGCGACAGTTTCCGGGGAGGCCCTTGCGCGCCGCCTCGCGGGCGTCCTTGCGCGCATCGCGCTCGACGTCCGCGTGGCCTCGCCGTGCGCGGCGCTCCTGCTCCCTGTTCAGGCGCTTGCGCTCGCGCTGGCGCTCTCCGGTGTAGCCGAGCTGCCGGAAGGCCCACACCCCGTCTTGATCGGTCCACACGGGCTGTCCGGGGCCGAGGACGTGTGCGACGACGGCTTGATCCGTGCCGACGAGCCCCTGCGCCGCGGCTTCGCCGGTGACCTTGCCGGGGTTGGCCCGGAACTTGTCCCACACCTGCCGGCGGCTGCCGGCGGTCATGAGCGTCATGGAGCCGTTGTACGGGCTCCAGAAAAAACCCGGCGACCAGCCGACGTATTCTTCCTTGCGCTTCCAGAGAGGTTCGAGGTCGCCCATCACGACGACGTCGAGGTCGACGCTGACGAAGCGCGGAGCGAGTATGTCCGCCATCTCCGGCGCGAACATCTGCAGCCTGCGGTAGCAGGTGCTGTGCCCTTGGCCGAGCTGCGGGTGCTCCAGATGCGCGTAGTCGTTCGGCAGCTTCAGCGTGCGCACGGCGCCGTCGATACCCTTCGAGTCGTCGGTGACGCACACCATCTCGTACGGCAGCCGGTAGTGCCGGTCCACCATCGACAGCAGCGTGTTCACCTGATCGGCGCCGAATGAAACCTTCGCGCCCTTCGGCGCGCCCCACAGCCACGTCACTACGCGGAGCTTGTCGCGCGGCACCGTGCGACCCTGCGGCGCAGGCGCGTCGGCCGGAAGCTCCAGCGCGCGCAGCGTGCGACGAATCCAGCCCACCTCCAGCAAATCTTCCGCCTTGTCGTCGCCGTGGAAGAACACGATCTTCGCATCGGGAGGCAACGGCTTGCCGCGGATGTGGCACCGATATGAGTACACCCCGTCGATCTTGCCCCACTTCAGGTCGTCGGGCCGCAGATTCTGCGCGATCCACGCTTGGTCGCTGCCGATGTGGCCCGTCGTGTTCTGGTAGCCCTCTTCGGGATGGACGTTCTTCGGGTTGAACTTCGTCCACAGGTCCGTGCGCGTGCCGAGTCGGTGCGACACGAGGCTGCCGTTGCAGAGACTGATCTCGCCGTCGACGTACCAGATGCGGAAATCGGAGCGTTCGCGCAGGATGTGATCGATGTTGCCGAGGATCAGCGCGTCGAGGTCCATCCACACGATGCGCTCGTGAAACTGCGCCTTCGCTTCCTCCGCGAACATCTTCAGCCGCGCGAAGCAGTTCGGCCGCTTGAGCGTGCCGTACTGCGGCGCCGGGTTCTCCCACAGCTTGATCACGTGCACGTCTTCGCGGATGCCCTTCGGATCGTCTGTCACGCAGACGAATCGGTACGGCAGCGTCGTATTGCGCTTCACCATCTCGGCGAGACGGTTCACGTGTTCCGCGGTGTACTTGTTTCGAAACCCTTCCTGATTCCACTTGAAGGTCACGATGTCGATCATGGGCGCACCTCTCCGTTCATTTTCTCGCACCACAGAATTGCCTTGAACCACAGGGTGCCGTTGAGCTTTTCGTAGTCGTCAACTGTCACCATCCAGCGTCCAAACTGCCTGCGTATGTGTGGCCTCACAGCAGACGCTCGAACTTCGTGCGGATCGGATTCACGCTGCGCATGTCGCCCTTGCCGCGCTTGCGGTTGAACGCCTCGCGGTACTTCTTCGACCACTCGTTGCGGTCGAGGTCCATCGTGTCGGCGTCCGCGATCTCCGTCGGCGGAATGTCACGGTTGCGCCGGCCGAAGCCGATCGTGAGTACGTCATCGAGATGCCGGCTCGGACAGATGCCGGAGAGCTGCCGCGCAAACTCGCCGTCGCCACCGTAGCCGCCGCCGCCCACCGGGATGAGGTCGCAGTCGTAGCCGTTGATTTGCGTGAACGCCTTCTTCGTGCACAGGAATGTGTTCGGGTGCACCTTGCGCTCCGTGAACTCAGGCGAGAACGTGCGCTCGACGCGGTAGTGGAAGCACGGGTCGAGCTTCTTCGACAACATGGTGTACGCGGCCTCAGCCGTGAGCACGATGTCGATGTCGCTCAGGAACAGCCACGGATTCGTGATGTCCTTGCGCGGCTCCGCGTTGAAGCCGCCGAGGTTGCGCGCCTGATGTTGGTTCCACGGGATGCGCTCGCAGAATCGGAAGAGCTTCTTCCGGTGCTTCAGCTTCTTGAAGATCGGCAACGCTGGCTTCGAGCTGCAGTCGTCGACGACGATGAACTCCATGTTGTACGTGAGGTCGCCGCTATAGCGCTCCCACACGGAGACCTGATGCTCCAGCATGTCCGGGTTGTTGTAGTACGGATAAACCAGCGCACACGGCGCGATGCCTTCGCCCTCAGCCACGGGGAGGTGCTCCGTGGGTCTCCATACACCGCACCGCGATGCCCGCGATTTTGCGGAGTATGTTGAGCGCTCCGAGTTCAGGACGCTTTTCGCAGGACCAGAGCGCTCTTGCTTTTGCGATGTATTCTTCGATTAGAAGAATATCTTCACCTATCGACAGCGGCCGAGCAGTTCCATCCAGCGCTGTTTCGGGGCTGGACGGATTGTTCTCTCGCCATACGCGGTCTTGGTACTCGCGCTCGCCATCGATGACTTCGTACACTCGTGCTCTTTCGATCATTGCGCTATCTCCTTCATGAAATGCTTCCATCCGATGACCGGCCAGTTGTTCAGCTTCGTTCGGGTCGTGACGTTCTTCACCGTCACGCCCTCCTGTTTGAAATGCTGCGCGAAGTGCCGGAACTCTTTGCTCCACTCGTGCAGCTTGCCGTCGGAGCTGCCGCCGCCCTCGCTCCACGGATACGGCGGATACCAATGCTTCTCGCCGCGAGGTCCGTTCTGCATGTCGAAGCCGAGCAGGTACACGTTCGGCGCGCCCTGCTTGAACGCGAGGTTCAGCGCGCACGCTCCGCTGTTGTTGCCGAACAGAGTGCCGGGGTCCGCCGACATGCCTTCGTTCATGCTGTTGTTGTTCTTGAACGGGACGCCGTTGTGCGGCTCCGGAATGCGCTTGCAGATGCCTGCGCGGAAGTGCACCGGCATGTTCATGAACGCGAGCGTCTCCGCTCTGTTCTCCAGCCACAGCCGGTCCATCGTGATTGCCACGTGCACGCGCGCATGGATCGCTGCGTCGTTGACGCCGATCACGAGCCCGTACGGACGCAGGTCCGTGCTCACGACGGGGAACTGCGTGACTGACCAGCCGCCGCCGATAACGATGACATTCTTCACGTTCACGTGCGGATGCATCTGAATGTCGCCTTCTTCGGTGAAATGTCGTTGAACACGATCCAGCCATCGCTGAAGACGTGTTCGAGCTGAAGTTGCCACCACATGCCGGGCTGCACCGTGAGGTGTGCGTTGCGCCCGTCCGGCAGTAGAGTATTCGCCGGTACGCAGTCGACGACGAAGTACGCGGCTTTGAGCGTTTTCGATTTGATCGTGCGCAGGACTTCGTCGAGATGCTCCGGCTCGATGTGCTCTAGCACGTCTGTGCACGTCACGAGGTCGAACTGCCCCTCCGGTAGCTTGGCCTTCTTCGGCCTGCCGGGGTCGTAGTCAGTGCAGACCACGGGCGAGCCGTAGTTCTTCAGCGCTTTGCTCAGCTTGCTGCGCCCGCATCCGAAGTCCAGCAGCGTTTTGGCTGCGTGGTCTCGAATGAGCGTCAACACGGCATCGAGATGGTGCGCACCGTCGTTGCCCCACTTCATGTCTGCGTCGGCGTGCATCTTCTCCAGCATGCGCCGGTACTGCTTGCTGATCATGGCTGTGTTCCCGTGGGAACACTGCCGTCTTGTAGCGGCGACACGCTGAACGCTGAGCGCTGCCACTTGTCCGCTTCTGCGAGCAGGTATGGCATGCCGAAA